GTTGTCGACGGCGGAGACCTTGACGCCCTTGCCGTACTTGAGGTCGTAGACGCAGAGGGTGCGGCCGTAGATGATCACCGCGTCGGAGGAGCCGAAGCCCTCCGGGATGAACTCGTCGAGCTTGAGCTGGGCCTCCACCAGGAGGACGGCCTCGGGGTCGCGGTACCTGGCGTCCAGGAAGTCCTCCCAGACGATGCGGCAGTAGTGCTCGGAGACGATGGAGAGCATCTCCCAGGGGTCCAGCCCGAGGTCCTCGGCCTCCGCGATCCGGCGGCGGAGATCCTCGGCCGGGACCCCGGCGATGATGCCGCCCTTCCCCGCCTTGAGCGATTCGTGGGCGATGCGGAACTTCTCCGCGTAGTCCTCCCTCCACTCGTCCCAGTTCTGCTCCAGGGCGGTGAGGAGGAGGCACTCCGCCATGGCGTGGGCGATGGTGCCCTCGCGGGTGAAGACGGTGTCCTTCTGCGGGGCCTGCGCCGCCAGCCGGGCCGACGGCGTGCATTTCATCCAGCGGGACGAGCCCGAAGGAGCGAGGATGGCGTGTGCTGTGGGCATGGTCTTAGGCGGCTAATTTCTCCAACCTGTCCATCAGCTCGCTCCTGCGCTCCTGAGGGCACGCCGAGCTGTTGGGGATGCCGAACTCCCCGAAGAGGGTCTTGACGGCCGGTCCGCCGACCTTGTCCTTCGCGGCCTTGACGGCCTCGCGGAGCTGGGCGTCCGTGATCTCCTCGGCAGGGGCCGCTGCGGGGGCCTGCGGAGCCGCAGGAGCGGGTTTCTCCTCCGGGGCGGGAGATTGTGCCGTCTGGGGCTTGGGTTCGTCTGCAGGCTTTTCCTGCGTCCTCTGCCAGGCCCGCTCGAGGAAGTCGAGGACGGCGTTCTCGACCGTAGTCTTGAAGCAGGGGTGCGCGGCGGGGTTGGCGAGGTCCGCCGGCATGTCCGGCGCGAACTGGCGCAGGACGTCGAGCGTCTCCTTGGAGAGGCTCACCTCGAAGTGAATGTTCAAATCAGCCATAGCTTTATCGGTATTAAAAATGGTTTCGGTAAAAGGGCCGGTCGCCTCACGGCGGGGGTTGTCGGCCCGATACAGTGTATTTTGTGAAGAATAGCCTGCGTTGTTCTGCAGGTGGCGGCCGGCGGCGGGGACGATCCGCCCGGATGAGAGGGAAAGCGTTTCAGTCATCCGTACCGTACCGGCCGTGTCACCGCCCTCTCCACACGGCGATGATGTCCCTCCCCAGGTAGCGCCCGTCGTCGGTGTGCGGGACGAGCCTGAGCGACCTCTTCCACCTGGTCAGGGTGTGCCGGTCCACGCCGAGGCGCCGGGCGGCCTCCCTTCCGGTGTAGAGCCCCTGGGGGCTGACGTCTGGAGCTGTAGCGGTCATTTCGTTCTCGTGATTTCGATCATGCCGGCGTTCGCCCTGGGCGAGCTCACGGTGTAGGTCCTGCCGGAAAGGCGGCCGTATCGGCTGCAGGCGTTGCGGACGTAGTCGAGGACGACGAGCCCGTCCTCCACGGCCCAGGTCTCGCCCGGATCCATGGAGGCGATGGTGTGCAGGACGCTGATGCGCCCCGCGTCCTTCCCGGTGTTGTGCTTGATGATTTCCATTGTGCGTTGCTTTACATTATCTCGGCCTTGACGAGGGTCAGGCTGATCTGGCTGCTGCCGATGCTGATGGAGCGGTGCCCGGGGACGAACTCGGAGTCTCCGTCGTCCTCGACGGTCACGGTCTTCAGGCGGGGGCGTTCCTTGAGCAGCTCTCTCTGGATCCACTTGAGCCTCTCGACGATGGTGGGAATCCTCTCCTCGTGGACGATGCAGTCCTCGAACTCTCTCGTGGCGTTCTCCACGAGGGCGCGCTCCATGGTGTTGGCGTCAGGGGAGCGGTAGATGCTGATTACGAAGTACCTTTTCATTTCGCGTCCTCCAGCCTTTTAGAGAAATATCCGGTGATGCCGGCGACGGCGAGGCAGACCACCGTCCACCAGGTGAGGCTTCCGTCCAGCCCCTCCACGCATCCGGCGAAGACCGCCGCGACGCAGATGACTCCGAGGAGATCGCTTGCTTTCTTTTTCATGACGAGTGCTTTTTGACGATAAATATATTTTCTGCGAAAACTGTAAACCGGCATCAGTTGCCGAGCATCGTGTCGCCGAGGGTCTCCAACGTGAAGGACATGTTCTTGAGGGTCTCCTGGGCGATGTAGCAGATGTGCATCGGACGCTCGCCGGGCTTCATGTTCTTCTTGTAGTGGGCCTCCAGTTCCTTGGAGAGGCTGAAGAGGGAGTTGGAGAGGTCGCAGACCTGCTGCGCCATTTCTTCGTAAGTTTTCATTTTAGTGTTGTATTAAAGGTTTTTACTATATTTGCAGTCGAATATATCCTTCGAGAGACAAAGGTATAGTAAATTTCCTAAACTTGCAAGAGGTTTAGTGAAAAAAGTTTAGTGAAGAATAGTAATCTATAGTTCGCGTTATGGAAAAGACGCTGAATCTTCGCCTGTTCAGGAAGGCGAACGGCATCACGCAAGACGCTGTGGCCGAATATCTTGGAGTCACCAAGGGCTTCATCTCCCAGGTGGAGAACGGAAGGGTGGCGCTCCCTGAAGAAAAGATAGCGAAATTACTACAGAACGACCGCGGCTGGTCCTTCGAGGACTACAAGAAGATGGCCGTGGCCCTCCTGGCCGCCGAGATCCCAGCCCAGGAAGTCGAGAAGAGGGACGTGATCCTGAAGCTGCCGGACACGCCCCCGGCGCAGCACTACCACATATCGCCCGAGGAGGTCGAATCCCTGAAGGAGCAGCTGAGGAAGAAGGACGAACAGATAGACAGGCTGCTCGCCATCATCGAGAGCTATGGGAAGAGGTAGGTGGATCCTGCCGCTCATGACGGCGCTCCTCCTCGCGGGATGCGGGAAGGAGGACTCGTTCCGGGCCGGCGACCAGTATGTCGGGAGATCCGGCCGGTACGTCCTGTCCGTCCACTTCGACGGCTGGGCCACCGTGTTCGAGGACGGGAGGTATCTCGTCCAGGACAGATACGCGAAGACGGAGGGGGAGTACCCGCTCCTGCATTACGAGGCCTGCGGCGTCTCGATGGACTGCGCCTTCTCGGATCCGTCCGCCTTCACGGCAACGGTGACCGACAAGGGAGGACTGGACCTGCCGGACGTGATGACCTTCCGGCGGAGCGACACGCCGCTCGACGCTGACGGGGACGGCATCCTGGACGAGACCAGGTAAGTCAGCAAATAATCAGCAAACGAAAATTTCCTTTATAACTTATTGATAAACAATGGCTTGCGGGGGCCCTTTTTGCTTGACAGGCAAGAGGTCGGCAGTTCAAATCTGCCAGTCCTCACATAATAGACAGTGTATTGATTATCAGCCTTTTAGGCGGTGGTCAGTGCGCTGTCTTTTTTGTGTTTTGCCTATAAAAAGTGTCGCGAAAAGTGGGTGCAAATGGGTACATTTGGGCGCATACGGGCACATTTTTCAGCAAATCCTACGCAAACCGCAAACGACACAAACGCTATGGCCGCGTCATTTTTACTACTGGACAAAAGACGGGAGCTCCAGGACGGAACGTACCCCGTCAAGATCGCCGCAGGTTTCGGCACCAACATCTATATCAGCACCGGCGTGTCGGTTCGTCTCTGGGAATGGGACGCCGACGCCTCGAAGGTCGTGGACCGGAAGGACTCGAGGAAGCTGAACGAGGCCCTCGGGGTCCGGCTCCTCCGGATCCAGTCGAGGATGCTCACCCTCCGGGAGGACGGACGGCTCCGGACCGCCTCCTCCACCAGGCTCCGGCAGCTGCTCACCGCTCCCGACATGAACGAGGTGCCGGACGTGGAGGAGAAGCCCGACCTCGGGGAGATCTTCCGGCAGTGCATCGGCACGAAGGACCGGGAGAGCACCCGACGCCTCTACCAGTACACCCTCGACAAGGTCCTCGCCTACACGGGCGGGCGCGCGACGCATATAGAGGACATCGACCGCCTGTGGCTCCACGGCTTCGAGACGTTCATGGGCGGGAGGGTCAACGCCAGGGCGGTCCACCTGAGGAACCTCCGGCACGTCTGCAACTTCGCCCTGGACGAGGGCTACACTACCTACTACCCCTTCCGGAAGTACCCCATCAGGACCGAGGAGACACGGCACCGCGACCTCACCGGCGAGCAGGTCAGGGCATACGCCAGGGCGGAGGTCTCCTACCGGAACGACGCCATGCACCGCGACGTCTTCATGCTTATGATCTACCTCTGCGGCATCAACGTGAGCGACCTCGCGGACCTCACGTGGGAGGACGTCAGGAACGGCCGGGTGGAGTACCGGCGCAACAAGACCGGCAGGCTCTACAGCATCAAGCTGGAGCCGGAGGCGCTGGAGATCATCGAGAGGTGGAGGGGAGAGCCTCACCTGCTCTCCGTCTTCGACAGGTACAGGACGCCCCACGACTACAACCGCCGGCTGTGGGACGCCCTCAAGCGCATCAAGGGACCGGACGGGGAACCCATCGAACCGGAGTGCACCTCCGGGTGGGCCCGCCACACCTGGGCGACGATAGCCGCCGAGCTGGACATCCCGGGGGACACCATCACCTACGGGATGGGCCACAAGACCGGGCACCGCACGACGGCCATCTACATCCACCGCAACCTCCAGAAGCTGGACGAGGCGAACCGGAAAGTCATCGACTACATCACTCGTCCCTGATGTAGCGGCCGAAGTTCTTGAGGTCGGAGTGGCCGGAACTTGCAAGAATAGTTTTCAACGGCAGAAGGAAAACCCTCCCGCATCTCGCGACGCAGAAGGGCCGTTGCTATAACCGATTATGAAAGTAAATTCACCCCGAGGGGCTGTGTTCCTAAAACGAATAGCCGAAAGTCAGGCCGAAGCCGGCGTAGGGCTGCACCCCCTTCGGCGTGATGCCGACGCCCGCCTGGGGGCCGAGCGTCAGCGACCAGCGCTTGTAGTAGGGGACAGTGATATACTTCTCGTCTTGCCGGATCCAGATGTCCACGAGCTCCGGCTGGAATCCCCTGATCGTCACCCGGTAGTTTTCTCCGGGGTAGGTCTTCTCCACGATGGGCACCTCCACCAGGACGGAGTCCCTGACGGCGGTCGTGTCATGGACGGCCAGGGTGTCGCGCTCGACGACGGGGAACCAGACGAGCTTCGGCAGGACCGGCTTCACCTGGGGCTCGGGGACCGGCGCGGCGACCCACTTGGTCACTGTCACGGTGTCCGGCTTGCCGGCGGGGACGAAGACCGACCTGTGGCCTACCCGCCACCCGGCCCAGTAGGAGACGCCCACGGCCAGCAGGAGCGCCAGCAGCAGGAGGATCCGTCCGGTATGACCGCGTCCCTCCGTCACGCCAGGGTGATGCTGATGTTCTCCCCGCGGTCGGCGGCCGCCCTCATGAGCTTGTACAGCTTCTCGAACGTGTCCCGGCTCTCGGTGAGCTGGCCGACCTTGGTGTTCTTGCCGACGAGGATGCAGCCCTTGGTGTCCAGGGCGGTGTTGCCGGTGTGGACCAGGATCCCGTCGAAGCCGGGGACGTCCTGGAGCCTCGGCATCTTTCCGCCGCAGAGGTCCTTGAACCACTTGACGGCGGAATACTTCGGCGAGACGACGTCCATGGCCACGGGGTAGGTGCCCTGCGGGATGGCGGTCTCCCCGGGGACCTTCTTCGCCCGGATCCAGAGCAGGGAGTCGGACTGCTTCAGCCCGCGGTCCTTGTCCTCGAGCGTGTTGCAGAAATACTCCCCGTCAACGTACAGGCGGCCGATGGTGTAGGTCGCCTTCTTCCATTTGCGGTCAACGAATAGTTTCATTTTCCCCTCCCTTTCTTGCTCGTGAACTGACCCTTGCTGTTGCGGGGCTGGACTTTCTTGTCGCGATAGGACTTGAGGATGGCCTCCACCTCCTCCGGCTCGCAACCGAGTTTCTTCGCTATCTCGCCCGTGAGCGCCTTCTGCATCAGCCGGAGGAAGGAGTTCTTCGGGAACAGGATCAGGAGAGCCGCGGAGAACGACCAGACCTCGGCCATGGTAATCACGGCTCCGATAAGACCGGAAGTGATTGAGATCTCCAGCGAGGTCTCCGAGGCCACCACCTTGTCGAGGCAGAGGAAGACCAGGAGGACGGCACCGTACACGGCAAGTTTCTCCACGGTCTGCCTCATCAATTCCGACAAGGTGAATTTCTTTTTCTTCACACTGACTGCGATTCCGCAGAAGAAGTCGATGATGGAGGCGATGACAACCGTGTAGATGACGAGCTTTCCGCCCGTCAATGCGTCCACGACGAAAAGGCCGAGGCCGGCGAACCACCCGCCCGGACTCTGCACGATGTCCAGCTGCTTGAGCCATACGCTTTGCAAAACACGTTGCATATTATTTTTTGTTTATGGGGTGTCGGGTGAACCTGGCACCCCTTTTTTGTTACTCTTAAGTTACCCGATTAGGGCCGGAAGTTTACTCGTTTCGTGCGACATAGGCATCCGTCCCGTTGAACACGATGAACGAACACACCGTCCGCCCCGTTGCGTTCTCATAGATGGTGTTCAGTTGTTTCTTGCCGACCACCGTTTCCGTGCTACCTCCGCCGTCAAGGTTATAGGCGAATTTGAGGTTGAGTTGCTGACAAAGTGCCTGGGCCTGGGGGATAGTCCACCCCACCGAATTGTCATAGTCCCGCCCTTCGCAAGTGATGATTGCGTAGTCCCCGTTTGCGAACTGACCGATAATCTGCCGTTGTGCGTTCTGCTCCCAATTGTTCGCATTCGGATAGTCCGCTTTTGCGGTTGCCTCATAGTCCACGATGATAGGGCCGAAGGCGGTCAGCACGGACACCGCACCCGCAGTAATCAAGTCTGCGGACGGGACGCTCGGAGAAGGAGAGGAAAGATTGCCGTTATTGTCAATTACAAGGGGCGGGTAGGATGATGTTGTGTTGTCTTGTATAACCTGTGCGTTTTCGACAAGTTTAGCCATCGGCACCCAACTTTGACCGGACTGATTGCCGAGGCCGGAGTTCGTAACGAGAAGGAAATTGTTGTCCAGGGCGAAGTCCAGGGCGGACTTATCGGTGGCGGAAGTTCCGTTGGC